CCGGCAGCTTATCGACGACCATAGCCATTAACGACACAAAAGACGTACTATTCATTTTAATCCCCTCCCCCAATTTTATTATTATCTGCCCGTTTTTATGAAAATCAGCAGTTCGTGCATTTTTACAGACATTCCAGTTCTATTTTTTTTGATTATTATTCAATGAGTTATATTTAATTATTTCCCACAAAACATAGTACATAGCCGCCTATAATTCAATAACTTATCAAAGAATTCCCACTAGACATAGTGCGGGTTTGCGCCGGCATATCGCGCTTAGTTGCCCATATTGTCGGCTTATTCTCGGCGTTATGTGGATTAGCTTAAGCGCTAGGAAATATAACCCGGTTTGCCTGTTTGGCGTTAGACTTTCATCTTTTGCAAGGAGGATTTATGGATGCGATCGCCGGATCGATTGGTGTTGCTGGATTCTTGTTTATTGTTCTACTGCTGATCCTTTGGACGTTGCTGCCGTTCGCGGTGTTTGGCATTAAGGATCGACTAGATACTCAGACCAAGCTATTGCAAGACATTAAAAACGAACTAAAGCGCATCAATGCCGGTGAAAAAACCGGAAGCGGGACGCTGGCAGTCAAGGCTGAGCCGTCGACGGCGCAAGCAACCCCCAATCCAGAGCAGGAGATTGAGGTTTCGATTAAGGATTTATATGCCGATCCGGCAGAAAAGTGGTTTAAACGGGATAAAGACTAATTAATTGCAGAGAGTATATCTTGCTCAAGCTTTCCATTTGGAAAACACTCCGTTGGTGAAGCGTTTGGATTGCGAGGAAATTGTGCGGAACTTCCGCTATTAAATGAAATGGTATCCGAAAATGTTTGCATTGCGCCTTGAACATTCTTTACTTCGGCAAGTTTTGTTAATCCATACCGGGTATTTGCCGTGACTCTGGTTTGGTTACTGCCTAAATCTTCGAAAATTAAATTTACTCTTCCCTCCAGTGTCATTTTTCTATTGATAAAGAATAAGTCTAATCCCTCTAGAGTTTCGAAATACTGCTGAGCCCTTGAAGCTACGTTCTTTCTCCTCTAACATTTCTCACATAAGACGTTATGGTTCCGCATTCGACATATTTCTCGGGGTCACCAGAGTAGCTAATATTTATTAACCCTGATGACTTATCCAGATTATTAATTACAAAAAACTGCTTTCCAAGCTGAGGAACACTGGAGTTCCAAACTTCGTCACGTGATCTGTTAATTATCTTTGAGTTAGATAAGCTTGATTGTTGACTTGGGCGCATATAATCAACCTTTCCTGAAACACACCCCGACAATGTGATTGTAACAAGAATAAACAACAAATGATTCATTTAGTTTTCCTTCCAATTTTTGCTCAGCTTAAAAGCTAAAAACTATATATTCAAGCTAACCAAGCGCGTCCCATGTAGACTATTCTAACCAACGGAAGGTGCAATGAACATAATTGATAAAGCTATTTTTCCAAGCATCCCTCTTATGGATTTAATCATCTGGTTCAGTTTTATAAATTTTGTTCACTATTTGCGGCAATTCAGGATGCCTAGCCATTATATCTTCGCTTTGCAAATGGTCTCTTTGAGGTGATTCAACATGAGCATAGGCGTGACCACGCAAATTGCTTGCTTGAGCTTTATGCGTTGCCGTTAGATTTATTACCTCAACCTTTCCAATTGGTTTAGTTGCCCAACCGTCAACCGATCCACCTTGTACGCAGTCCCCTACCTTAACTAATGATGTCTCGAAAACTGCCTTTGATGTATCTTCCAGAGCTGAATCTATTTGTGCGTATCCATTAATTCCCAGTTTGAATGGGAATACTTTAACTCCAAGGAGTTCATGTAGATATGGCGTCTGTGGATAAAACTGTCGTGTGTTGAAAGAAATTCTTTTTCCTTCAATGGATGCACAAATATTTGACTTCTTAGCCATTAAAAAAATCCCTTTGCGCTAAGTATTATTCGGATGGCAGTAATTCTCTAAATTGCATTCCGGGCAAAAGTTTCAAGCCTTCCAAAACATTTTTCTGAGTACATTTGAAGTAATCTGCATAGTCTGATGTATCAAAGCTAAAGCCAAGCAGTTCGTGCATTCTTTCGACCACAAATGCAATTCTCTCCGGATCAACAGAACGTTGCCGAAATGTAAATTTATCCGACTCCAAATCAAATTCTTCCTCTGATATTGAATTTAACAGATAAGCAGTATGAAGCGCTTGAAAATCAATTGCCCTCCTCTGCCATACGATTACCGAAGATAGAATTGCAATATCTTGCTGGTGGTCATCAAATAACTGATTGAGACCATCGCGTATGAATTGTGTCTGTGTTACTGCAACATGCTCCCATCTAGCTCCATCATTATTTACGACACGAATAAGAACATCTCCTGCTGGAGGACAACCACCATTAAAAATACCGCTGCCAACATCTGACGTAGTCCGAAAGCCATTATCAACGCGTATTGGTTTCATTGTTTTATTCCCATTATTTTATCTGCATCGTCGTATATAAAATCGAATGCCTTATTTAAAATTTTAACTGTTACATCTTCCGTATAACCTGTATTAACTAAAGGCCTACTATTGATATCAACCTTTAATTCAATACCTGTTTCAGATATAGGAAGAGATGAAAGGTCTAAAATTAAGCCATTTGGTCCAACAGGAATCTCGCTTGATACCATCTTATACTGCGATATTCCTAGACTTATATAGTAATCATCACCAGTTTTATAGCCAACATTTAAACTAGCACTGGCGGGAGAACCAAAAGACGGAATAGAAATAAATTTATCCTGTATATAACCAAAAATATCTATATCGCTATATTTCTCGATATCTACCGGATACTTAACCGCAATAACAAGCCCGCGCTCCAATTGAAGATCTAGCGGAACTACGCCACACAAACATTCCTGAAAACTTGTTACATAATCAAATATATAGCGTTTAATTGCATCGAAACTCGGCCAATCGTTATCATTTATGTCAATATTAAGCTGAGCAGATACTTGAGTAAAATGCGAGGAAACAAGCCCTTTTGATAGTATGATGCGAGCTGCTTGAGGATTAGCGTTGTCATCAATATTGGTATTAACAGAAACGGCAGGAATTAGAGATTTGAAAGCCTTTTCAATCTCAAATTGTTTTGTCCTTATTCCTAAATCTCTTTTATAGCCAACGACAAAAATGGCTTGTGCAATCGATTTATTTTCCAGTTTTAACATACTATTTATCCATAGTTTTACATCAATGCACCAAGCGACCGTTTGACGCTCGAAGACATTGGAAGTTGCGCAAAGTTGAAAAAACTCCACTTTGCCAGTCTAGCTCCAAGATTTTACATTGTTGCGTCATAAGCTTTATAAACAACTGAATTGCCATAGAAATCACATAATTTCATGCATGCTTACATCTTCTTTCAACCTCATTATATAACCCATTTGACAACTTAGGATAGAGACCTTATCCTACCGCCGTCGCCCCCATTGGCGGCACGGGTCTTGGCGGACTCGGAACACATCGGCGCATACCGCCTAGAGCGGTTTTTTTATGCGCAGCGTTCAGCCTTATTGAGTCGGGCTGGGCGGGGCACTCGCAAGAGTGGCCGGCTTCGATGTACCGGTCCGCCAACCCCGTTCAGCTCGGCACCCACGCTTGGCGGACAGGTGCCGGTGTTAAACCTTACATCGGAGACGTCAATGTCTACATCATCTGCATACACATGGGGCGACATAGCCTTAACTCAAACCGTTTTAATCGACGACGTTCCGCATATCACTCGCCAAGGCATCGGCGAATGGCTGGAATATGCCGACCCTCAAAACGCAATCACAAAGATTTTAGAGCGAAATCCGCACATTGATCACTATTCAACACCTGTCAATCTGTCAGGTGTTGACGGCAAAAATCGTGAGCATAACGTCTACCACCCCATCGGCTTTTTGCTGATCGTGATGGAATCCGGACAGCCCACGGCGAAGGAAAAGAAGGTGGAAGTGGCCGAGTTCGTCTGGCACTTTTCCAATCCCGGTACGGAACGCCTGGCGCCGAAAGAGAAACGCGCGATCCGAGTCCGCATTTCCGCGATCGCGGCACGGATGGCTAAAACCAAGGATGCGTTCGAGCTGCCGCTGTTGTGGGACGAAATGCGGCAGCTGTGCGACAAGATAGGCATGCCATACCCGGATATTTCCTACCTTGGCCACGACTACCGGCAGACGCGCATACCCGGCATGGACGTTGGTCTAATACCGTCTGCGCAACCCGCTGCCTAGAATCCGGCGCTTTTTTGTCTCAATGGACTATAACGATGAAAAACGTAGACGACGCATTAAAGGATCTGGTGAACGAGTATGCAGCCTTGCCGGCCGCCGGCGATAAAAACCCGTTGACCTTGGCCAATTTTTGCAAAGACTTGGAAAAGGGGGTGTTGGCGGTCGACGCCATCTCATTAAGCATCGGCGACAGCGAAGCGGATCCACGTGGCCAGGCGGCGGCGCTGGCGATCGTGACGCATCAGCTATTGTTTAATGTGCGGGCGCTGCAGCTGATGTTATTTAGGCAGTCTGGCATGGATTAGCGCTGCCCTGCTCTACGGCATACTTTTAAACATAAAAGCCCCTTTCTTAAGGGGCTTTTTTTATACGCGAAAGAAAAGAATATGCCGCGTCTGCATATATAAAAACATTGCCAAGCACATTCTGTAATCGCCTGTTTTTTGTGTGGCGCATTTTATAAAGCATTGTTATTTATTATATTTTTTAATTTTTAGCTACACAAATCAACTATTATTCCCCACGTTTTTGTCTAATATCTACACAAAACAGCGTAAATTCCCCACGCTTCACGTTTCTGCGTTTTTCGCCGCCCTTATATCTATCTATCTATTTTTACTTGGAAAAAGAGAGAGAGAACAAAGGGAATCCCTTGTCGCTTCCCCACATAATAAGAAAATAATAAACTACTTAAATACACAAAAGTTTTTTGCTACCACGGGTTTTTTGTGTGGTTTTGTGGGACGTATGACGCGATAAAGTTATTGTTTTTCAATTGCTTACATGTTAAAAATCGCGAAAACACACAATCCACGGGTAAAAATCTCCCTATGCTCCATTTTTTTTGGGTTTAAGCGATGTCTGAAGTCAGTCAATTTGAAGTCGCCGCCGCTGCCTGGTGCGATTATTTGCAGTACAACAAAAATTTAAGCCCTCGCACCTTTTCCAAGTATTTTTTGTACCTAGATCGGTTACGGCTGTTTTTGGCGGAGCGAGACCGAGACCACTTGAACGCAAAACAGGAGGATCTTGAAGAGTTCAGCGGGATCCATCAGCTGAAAAATGGCGTAAAGCCCGCCAGCCGCCGGCCTATTATTTCCGCTATGCGCGGTTTTTTTGGTTGGCTGGTCGTAAGAGGTATGCGAACCGATGATCCATCCAGTGTTTTGGTTCTGCCCAAGATTGGCGATCCGGACAAGATGAACATGCGGCTAAGCGATGCTGAAAAGCTGTTATTCAATCCCGATTTGACCACGTTTTTGGGTGTGCGCGATGCGGCTATCATGGCCACACTGTTGGGTTGCGGGCTTAGGGTTTCAGGTTTGTGCGGGCTCAATCAATCCGATTTGGTGTTTGAGCGCAACGAGAAGGGCGGCGAGGTGCTGACCTTACGGGTTCGCGAGAAAGGCAGCAAACAGCGGGAAGTGCCGGCACCGGATGAGGTGCGCCTGTTGATTCGTGCTTATTTAGGGCATCCGGAGTTAGCCGGCATTGTGCGTACGCTGGACAATAACGACCAAGTGTTGTTTGTGTCGGTCAATTCCAAAGCGGTGCCGTCTCATCAGTATTTTGGCGAGTCCAGACGGTTAACGCCTAAATCGATTCAGCAAATTATCATCAAACACGGTCGAATGGCCGGCTTACCCGATGACATCCTGCACCCTCACGCATTTCGCCGCCTATATGGCACAGAGCTGGCGGAAAGCAATGTTCATATGTCAACCATGCAAGCATTGATGGGGCACGCCAGACCGGACACCACGGCGGTCTACGTTCGCCTGGCATCTAAGAAGCTGCGCACCGACAACGAGCGCGCAAATCCATTGGCCAAGATGAAAACGCCTGTATCCGGACTGGCGGCTGCTATGAGGGCTAAATAGATGCCTCTTTCCGTCTCTTTGGGTTATAGAAAACTTATTGGCCTCCCCGGCCCTATTGCTTTTAATGCCTGCAGCCCGCTTATTCCGGGTGGGGATAGGTTCGCCCGTACCACTCCCCAAATACCGGGAGACCCCGTCTGCGTGGCGTTGCGTATGTTTGAATCGGTTAATGCTCACCGGTTGCGTGTAATGACAGAAAGCGCAACTGGCTGGGCTTGGGTTGCCGATAAATCAAGGGCTGTGGGGTGAGCGTGGACACAGGAACGCGCAACTCGTTTGTTGAAATGGCGGCATCTGTGGGCGGGGTGGGGGCTCGGCATAGCGAAACCGGCCCTGCCGGGGGACGGGGTGGGTACCTGGAAATCTGCATTGGGGAAAAGTTTTCAAAAAAAATCGCGCCGCGCGCCGATGCGCGGCTAGCCGAACTGCGGGAGATCGGCCTGGCCGCGCATTGGCTGGAAATCGCCGAAACCATCGGCGTCGATAACTTCCTGGCGATGTGGGCGATTTTAAGCGACAGCGACGCGGTGCAATCGGAAAAACACTACGCCTACGTGACGCGCTACAGCGTGTGGTCGCGTTACCAGCGCAACCGCGTCATTATGGCCCTGCACGCGGACGGCTTGCCGGCCGACGACATCCGCCGGCGCATCAAAACCGACTTGGGCGAACACATCAGCGCCGGGCATATCAAGCGGATTATCGAGAAGGGTTGGAGCGCCCCGGCAGATATTCTATTGCAGCCTACCGCGCGTTCTGATTCAATTACCACATAACCGGCGGGCTAACCCCTACCAGCCTCTTCCAAAATGATATAGAGAAGGAGAAGTTCAATGTTATTCAATAAGTTGTCCTGTGATAAGGCGGATATTGGTCGATATATGGTTAACTGCTTAATTCCTTGTTAGTCATTTTAGAGTATCCCCGGAATGTTCGATCAACCAATTCCCGCAACGTTCGTGCAGTACGCGGCCGATGTTTTGGCCGACACTGCCAATGGCTTGAGCGGCCCAAACATCGTCCGCACGACCGCCGCCTACGCCGTCGAGTACGATGTCGACTTGCCTCATCCAACATATCCGTTCGGAGCGCCCAACAAACGAACGGCTCTCTACGAAAATATGATGGCATTCTCGCCAAAGCAACAGTATCGAATAATCAAGGAACTCTGCGACCATTCCTCATTCCCGCCGAAGCCTAGTGCTGAGCGAAAGGAACTGAAGATTCGCCTTGTAACTCGGTACTCGCATCTTGACCCCAAAGACACACCGTCCGAGGTAAACGAGACGCTCGTTGAGGAAACAAAGCATTGGCTTGACGGCTTCCCTGATGCCTTGTCCCTCTATTCTCAGGCACTAGAGAAATACGAACACGGTGCGTTTCAAAGAAACCTACTTGACGATTTGCGCCTTTCGCTTGAGAAGCTGTTGCGAGAAATCTTTCACAACGCCAAATCTCTCGAAAACCAGATTTCGTCCGTCGGCGACTTCATCAAATCGAATGGAGGATCATCCGAACTATCAAACATGTTCGTGAAGTTGTTGGACTACTATGCCAAATACAACAATAGTTACGTCAAGCACGACGATGCAGTCATCGAAGAGGAAATCGAGTTCATCCTGGAGATCACTTCGTCGTTCATGAAACATCTCGTTCGCCTTAGCTGCAAAAATGACTATCCCGCTTAGGGGGCATTAGCTTAAGAGTAATGCGCCGAATGAACGGAGTTCAACATACGGCGCAATACGGCTATTGCCTATTGCGCCCTACCGCGCGTTCTGATTCAATGATTCCGAATCACCAATGGAATTCCTGCTATGACAAATCAAAAAGACTCTGAGAAAGCAATGCTAGAGAACATTTCGAATGCATCAAAGCAGTTTTATTCTGCAGGCGCATCTTTCTCCACAATAGCCTGCGCAGCAATAGTACTTTTTTGTTGGGGCGAGCTTGGTAACCTCGATGCGCAATTCAAAAGCAATTTGTACGGCCTATTGTTCTCTTTTTTGATCGTACTAGCGTACGCACTTGTAATTCCAGAACCCAAAGGCTACCCAGACGAGGGAAAATTTAGGATTACATTAGCTGAACTTATATTTGGAATAATTAATTCATTCGTCGTATACAGTACGGCACTTGCCCTCAAAGCCTTCTAAAATTGCATGAATCAACGAACATGGGGCCTCAGGACTTATTGACACGCTGGGCGATACGGCCTATGCTCTGAACCGCTGCCACATTGCAGCACGGGAATTGGCGTTCCTGAATTAACCAAAGGCGCAGACCGCATAGCGCGGTTTTTTTATGCGCGTCGTTCAGCCCATTGAGTCGGGCTGGGCGGGGCACTCGCAAGAGTGACCGGTTTCTTTGGTTCCCGGTACGCCAACCCCGCTCAGTCCGGCACCCAAGCTTGGCGTCTTGGTGTCGGTGTTTACTACCAAACCAAAGGCAAAACCATGTCTACATTATCTTCATTCACCTACGGCGAAATCGCCCTAACCGAAACCGTTGTCATCGACGATATTCCCCACATTACTCGCCTTGGCATCGGCGAATGGCTGGAATACGAACACCCAAGACAATCGATAGCGATGATTTTGGACCGCCATCCATTCATCGAAAGCTACTCAAGTGTAATCAATATGATTACACTTGACGGCAAGAATCGCGACGTTACCGTCTACAACCCGATGGGCTTTTTACTGATCGTGATGAAATCCGGCCAGCCCAAGGCCAACGAAATGAATCAGCAAATCGCCGCGTTCGTGTGGCACTACTTGGCCCCCGGCAGCGAGAAACTAAGCGCCAAGGACAAACGCGGCATCGCCTCGCGCATCACCGCCTTGGTGGCGCAATTGCCCAAGATCAAAGACGCGCTGGTGATGCGGGAAACCTGGGCGGAAATCGCCGCGCTGTGCGACAAACTGGGCCGGCCTTACCCGGAACGTGTCGCTGCTCGGCAAGGGCATCCACCAAATGGAGCTGGAAGCCATGGACCGTGGCGCGTTGCTGTCCCACCAACCCGCCGCCTAGCCCCGGCCGCTTTGTTAGGGAGTCGCGCATGAAAAACCTAAACGACGCGCTGGCCGAACTGGTCAACGAATTCGCCGGCCTGCCGGAAATCGGCGCCGCCAAAAACCCGCTAACGCTGGCGAACTTTTGCAAGGACCTGGAAAACGAAGTGATGGCGCTGGACGCCATCGCGCTAGGCATCGGCGACAGCAACGCCGACCCGCGCGGCCAGGCGGCGGCGCTGGGCATCGTATCCGAACGCCTGCTGTTCAACGTCCGCGCCCTGCGGCTATTTCTAAGGCATCAGGCCGGTTTGGCTTAAACCTCACCCTCACCAAGCCCGGCGTTGCCGGGCTTTTTCTTGCCGCAGTTCCTTACAAACACAATTTTCTTGTGGTCTACCGCACATTCTGATTCAATGCCGCAATACTGATTTTTACTAAGGGCCTTAGGTGCAATTAGCGTACGTAATCGTCGGTGCTACGCGGGCTTAAAGAGCAGTAATTGATATCCTAAACCGATGCGAAAAATTATTCATATGGGTTATATGGCATGTATCGTTTAGCAATGATCGCATTAAGTTTCGCAATGGTGTCAACTAGCTCTGCTTTGACGAACGAAGAATATTTTAATATTGCTCGTATTGTTTCCTCCCCATTATTCTTCAATTTGGAAAAAGCACAGGCTGGATATACAGACTCGGCCGTAATGTTGCGGACTGAGATCGCATATCAACTATTACATAACACTTATTTTTCCTCTACTAATATCGAACAAATAAGACAAGATGTATTTTTGAAGCTTGATTCTTGTCATTCTTCTATGGTTGAGCTGAAGAAACTCGATAGCAATACCATTGATTTCGAGGGATTGGCGATGAAATCATTGAAAGCATCCCCTGGACTATTTCGTCAGGGAAGCGACGGAAATTTATTAGCTGAAGATAAGCAAGCGACCAATGAACTAATTGATAAGGCATTGAATGAGTTAATACGCACGGGGATCAATGCTTATCAAGCAAGCGAAGCACGCTCCTCATATCAAAACTCCTATCAAGCAGCTCGGCGTGCTGGTCGAAAACTCAAGGATATAGTTGACTCTAATAATTCTGCGCCTAGGCCAGTTATTTACGGTATCGGAATAGAAGCCAATATAGGTGATGCGATCCTCGTTAAACTTGTTAAGCCTAATTCGCCCGCAGAAGCGGCCGGAATGTTAGCAGGAGACCTAATTCTTGCTGTCGATAGTTTAAATATCAACGACCATAATGTCGAACAAGTATTTAAAAAAATTCCAGGAGCTTATAAGTCTCAAGTGGAAATCAAAATCAAGCGAGACGAACAAATAAAAACACTTCAAATTCAACGGACTGTTGAAATATTCGAAGCTTCTTTGCTAAATATTGACATTGATGGGTCTTGGGATGCTTTTTATGATTCAGATTACGTGACATATACTAATATTTCAGGTGTTAATCTAACAAATGTCACTCTTGCTGTTAAGTTGGTCGGACGACATGGAGCAAATGCAGCACAGAATGGTGATGAACATCTTCATTTTATTGATAAATGGCCTGCAGGAAGTAGTCTTGTGGCGCGATATATGTCGTCATCTGCCAGTGGTATTGCAACAAATGAATCTGTCGATCAAATCGATAAGCTCGAATACAAACTATATAGTGATCAATTTAAGCAAAAAAACTCTATCCCTTATACTGGAGAAGCATACAATGATGATATAAAAAGGTATTTTGGAGATTCTGAATTTATTGGAACTTGGCGTAACTATCCTCCCGACCATCTTTTCCATAATAGCGGCTTTGAAGTTAGTCGAAGAGATGGAAAAAATTTCAGAGTTTATCGTGTAAATATTACTGCTTGGCAAAAAAATGAATCGCGTTCTTTAGAATTTTCCACAAATAACAATAGCTTCGAAGGAAAACAGTATTTTAGAGACAAACTGTTTAATAACTGGTATCCTGATAGAATAGTCATGAATATTAAATTTCCTTACTCAAATTTTGTGGTCGAAAAAGAATGGGACTCGAAAGAGTAACCGCCTATATCGCGTAAGACGGGTAACACGTCAGGCATTGCGCCGAATGATCTAACTAACAAACTTCCCCACCTAACCGCAACCCTTCCGGTTACCCTGCTTGCCATCCTCTGCCACGATAGGCAGCATGGGTGAAAAGCGTATCGACATTAAACAGCCGCTGCTGAGCGTGAATTTCTACTGCCATTGGTGCCGGAAGAAGTTCGAGCGCGAGCCGGACCGGGTGGAAGACGCGCCGGAACAACACCATCCTTTCAAATACTTCGCCGCCTGCGCTTGCGGCCACGAAGCCGAGCAGGCGCATTGGGAAAAGGGCTTGATGGCGGCTTACGGCAAAAGCACCGGGGCAAAAACGCCGGAAGGCCGCGCCAATGCCGCCAAGAACCTGGAAAAATCCCACACGCCGGAAATCCACGCCCGCACCCGCTTCAACGGCCTGAAAACCGGGCTGCACGCCACGGTATTGACCTATTTCCCGGCCCGCCCTGGCCAGTATCCAATGTGCGAAGGCTGCGAGCTAAAAGACAGCATCTGCATCCTGAACACGATCTGCATGAAGGAAGCCGACCGGCACATGCGCTATCGGCTGGCGTTCGAGAACAAGGATTATTCGCTGATTCTGGAAGACCACGCCGCCACGCACGCGACGATCCAGACCATCATCAACAACATCATGCTGAAAATCATCCAGACCGGCGTGGAGATTCGGCAGCCGGTTTGGTACGTCGATAAGGACGACGGTTTTCAATTGGCGGAATACACCGACCCGAACAGCGGCGAACGGCAGTTTTTGACCGAAATCAAGGCCCATCCGTTGCTGAAGGTGCTGACCGAGTTCGTCAGCAAAAACAGCCTGTCGCTGGCCGAACTGGGGATGACGCCGCGCGTGCAAGAGCAGGAAAGCCACATCAAGGGCCACCTGGAGAGCGAAGCGGCGCGCGGCGATTCGCTGCTGGAATACCAGCAACGCCAAGCCGAGGCGCTGGAAGGCTTGCAGGCCTTGATCGAGAACAGCCGGCAGAGGATCAACAGCGACCCGATTTTGATCGAACACGCGCAGGATGAACATGGCTGAGCGCCTTTCCCCGCACAAGCGCATCGAGCAACGCATCGTCGCGGAAACCGAGGTGCTGCGTTACCAGGGCGACCACGCCTTGTGGCACAAGCACGTGCATAACGTGGATCTGGACCCGATGCAGATTTTGAAGTGCATCGAGATGGACCAAAACCCCAACACCATCGACTTTTCCTGCCGGCGGAGCGGTAAGACGGCGATCAAGGAGCTGTATTTGCTGAAATTCAACGCCACCGAGGCCGACCAAGAGTTGGGCATTGTCGCGCCGCGCGAGGCGCAATCGCTGGTTAACCTGGGTTACCACCTGGAGGCGATCCGCCGCTCGCCGATATTGAGCGCCTGGCTTAACTTTAAATCCGGCCGCAAGCAGTTTGCCGACACCTATTACCAGTTTGCCAACCGCAGCACGGCGCGGGCCTACGGCATCATGGCGCAGGTGGACGGCGGCGACTTGACGGTGGCCTCGCTGGAAGAAGTGGACGACATGCCGCGCGAGAGGCTGTTCTCGCGGTTTTTATTGATGTTGGGCTCCACCCGGCGGCTGGGCGCGTCCAAGGAATCGAAAAACAAACCGCAAATTCGCATCACCGGCGTTTTCAAAGGCGCGGATACCTTGACGGAAATGATCGCCGGCGGCCATTACCGGATTTTGCCGACCGTCGACGCCTATCTGGGCATGGAGATGGGCATTATCGACGAAGCCTACATGCTGGAAATGCGCGACGAACTGTCGCCGGACGAATACATCCGCCAATTGCTGTGCCGCAACGTTTCCAGCCGCAACCTGATTTGGGAAAAGTACGTGCGCCGGGCGATGCAGGTGGGTTTGCAGGCCGGTTTGCAACTGGCCGGGCCGCTGCCGGGCGACAAATACCGCAAGCGCGGGCTGATCGGCTTTGGGTACGACGCCGGCGGCAACGGCGAAAACCCGACCAGCTCCCGGCACGCCTTGGTGGTGACCGAGCAAATCGGCAATTTTATTACCTTTCCGTACGTGCGCACCTGGCCGCCGGGCGAGGACGATAACGTGGTGCGGCGGGATTTGCTCGGCTTGTGGGAATACTTTAAGCCCGACACGGCGATGGGCGACGCTTACGGCGTGGGCATGCTGACCGCGCTGAACGACGATTTGTACGCACTGGGCTTGACGGACATCGACCGGCGGGCCATCGGCGGCGGCGACAGCACGGCCAGCACCTGGCCGGAATGGGCTTTTTCGCCGATCCGTTTCGAAGGCATGGTCAAGCACAGCATGGCGCAGGCGTTGCGCTCGGTGTTTCACAAGCGGCAAGCGGCCATCCCTTACTTCGACGATCAGGATTTAACCGACCCGGAATTGGCCGACTTGCGGCTGTTCGTGCGGCAGCTGCCCAACATCGTGCCGCAGCAAACCAAAACCAGCTACGCCAGCTACAAGATGGCGGACGGCAAGATCGGCGACGACTTGTTCGACGCGGCGATGGCGTCGGTATGGGGCATGGTCACGCGCGGCACCTATGCCGCGCCGACCACGGTGCTGATTAGAAAGAAAACCCGGCAGGAATTGATAGGCACGGGCTAATGGATACTTATCTCATCATCGCCCTTTCCCAGGCCGGCAGCTCCTACCTATCAACCGCGACCATTCATGCCGTTACCGGTAGTCGCATATTTAAAGCGGTTTTTGTTGCGGCCGTCAGCGACAGCTTAAAGCTTGGCGTGATAGCCGGAATAACCAAACAGGCTATAGCCGGAGATTACTACGCCATCGCAGCGGCTGTCGTTGGTGGCGCCATTGGCAATCTGTTGGCGATGACAATCAAATTACATAAACCCCAAAAAAATGGAGCACCCTAAATGGGCGTATTAGACCGCTGGCTTAACCGCAAAAAAACTGCCGCCGCCAGTCCCATGACAGGCGAAGAACCGGCGCAATCGTCCGAGATCGGCTTTCGCACCACGCCGGAAAACCGCATCCTCTATACCTACCGGGCCATGTGGGTCGATCCGCAACACCAACAGCGGATCCTCGATCTACGCCACATGGATGCCGTCGACGGTCGGATTAAAAAAATTCACACCCGCATGGCGCGCACGGCGGTAAAAGGCGGCTTAACCATCGAAACCGATCCGCAAAATACGCGCGTGATTGCCGCCTGGGGCAACTTTCAAAAGCGCTTGGGGCTGGACCGCATGCAAAAGCTGGAATCAGATGCCCGCGGCCTGGTGATGGAAGGCAATTTGCCGCTGCAATGGGTGCTTAACGGTAACCAACAAGTCACGCGCGGCATCCGCATGGCATCCGAGACGATACAGCCCATTGTTCACCCCAACGGCCAATTCAAAGATCCCGCCACCGCCTACCGGCAAATAGACTGGGCCAGTGGGCGCGAGGAAGCCGTATTCCCACTGTGGCAGCTTACTTTAGTGAGGCTGACGCCGGACAACTACGATGACATGGGCGCCATGGGCCGGCCGTATCTCGATGCTAACCGCGCCGTTTGGCAAAAACTGATCATGACCGAGGAAGACTTGGTGCTTCGCCGTCGGCAGCGTGCGCCATTGCGCATGTCGCATGTGCTGGAAGGTGCATCGGCAGACGATCTGGAAACCTATCGTCACCAAGTGGAACAAGATCAGCAAGACATTACCACCGACTACTACCAAAACAAAAAAGGCGGTGTCACGCCCATCCAGGGCGACGCCAACCTGGACCAAATCGCCGATGTGGCTTACCTGCTGGATACCTTCTTTGCCGGCGCGCCGGCGCCAAAAGGATTATTCGGCATGGTCGGCAATCTTAACCGCGATATTTTGGAGGATCTGAAGCGTGACTATTTCGAAGAGATCGACGCATTGCAGGATACTCAAGCAGAAGCTTACGAAGAAGGCTTCCGCTTTTCTCTGCTTCTTAACGGCATTAACCCTGATTCTGTTGATTTTAGGATTGTCTTTGCTGAACGGCGTACTGATACACCTAATCAGCGCGCCGATCTCGCTCTTAAATACCAAGCTTTGGGCGTGCCTAGCGACATGGTTTGGTCTGCGGCCGGATTAGATCCCGCCAAAGTGCGCGCGGGGCGCGAAGCCCAAGCCAATTCAAACGATCCCTATCCCGCCGACGGCAACGCCGCCCAGCGTGTCTCGGTCACGCCGGGGAATGCGACCAAGGGCGAGTCCATGACCAGCATAACCAATGGATAGAATCGCCACCAAAGCCGCCATCAAGCGCGCATCGGCCGTCGCGCGCGACGCAATGAACCGGCTGGATGCGGACACGCTCGATCAACTGACCGAGCTGTATCGCCAGGCCGTTGAAGGCATTAATCATGCTATCGACCAGTATGCCGACAGCAACGGTTCGATTCGGCTGGAAGCCTTGCAGGCCTTGTTAACCGCTTCCGAGGCCCGCTTGAGGCAACTTGAATCTCAACGCAATACCTTGTTGGATAAGGGCTTGCTGTCCGCCGCGCAGCTTGGCGTGGAACCGTTTGCGGTCGATGCCGCCTTACTCAGCCAGTCCACGGCAGTCAGCTCCAATCAGGCCGTCAAGTTTGTCGAGAACTTTATCGCGGAAGACGGCTTGCAGCTGTCTGATCGTATTTGGCGGCTGGACAACCACGCCGGGCAAATTGTTCGCGACGCGATCAACCAAGCCGTCATTCAAGGCTATTCTGCCAGCCGCGCCGCGCAAGACTTGCTCAGCAACGGTCAAGCCGTCGGCAAGGATCTGCAAGCCAAGCTGGGCGCCAATAAAGCCGCGGGCATTAAACAGCGTATCGAGCAAGAATTGTTTACCGGCACCGGTACACCGTACGCCAACGCCTTGCGCGTAGCGCGGACCGAACTAAACCGCGCGCACGGGCAAGCTTATCTTGCCACGGCGTTCAGTCATCCGGATGTTATCGGTACCCGCTTTCTGCTATCGCCCAACCACCCAAGGCACGATATTTGCGATCTACATGCGCACGCCAATCTGTATGGGCTGGGTCCGGGCGTCTATCCGAAGGGCAAAAATCCTTGGCCGGCGCATCCCAATACCTTGAGTTACACCGAAGTGGTGTTTAAAGACGAAGTCACGGCGTCCGACCGCCAAGGCAAGCAAAGCCCTATCGAATGGCTTAATGATCAGCCGGCGGACACACAAATCGCCGTACTCAATAGCCAAAAAAAGCAAATAGCGTTGCAAAAAGGCTTGCTGCCCGCCAATGCCATTGCTACGCCGTGGCGCGATCTAAAGCCAAAGTTGGAAAAACAAGGCCACAACACCGACACCTGGGGGAATGAATGAGCGAAACCCGTCACCTAAACTGCCCAACCTGTAAAGCCAAGCTGTTCGACGGCGACGTGATCAAGGGCGTATCCGTGCTGAAGCTGTGCGAAGACGGCAGCTTTTCCGGCATGTGTAAGCGCTGTAAAAGTTGGGTCAGGCTGCCATTGATCTATCGCGCGGATAACATCGTGTCGCTTTTAGCAAAATCCGATGACTATGAAAAATTAAACCGGTTCGGCGCGGTTTCCGGTTACTAGGCCTTAGGAATGGGTGTAGGGTTTAAGCACAAATTTACAGTTGAGAGAATGTTATGAGCATACTGCCAAAAGGTATCAGTCAGTCCGATGGGCGAGATTGGATATCTGTTGTCGACTCAGAATCGCGCAAGGATAAATTGATCAGGCTGCAAGATATTCCAGGCGTCGCTGTTAAATTCAAGTCATATTCTGACTTTCCTTCGGCCATAGATTTTGGCGTAGGAATTTTGCAAGCTAAAGATACCGGACAACAATACGTGTCGAATGGCAGTATTATCCTGCCTCTAAATAATGTCCCCGTGGCTTTTTCTGGTTTTAACAGGAGTTTTGGCGGCGTTGGTGTATCTACGTTTGCTGACAGAACATGGGTTGCGCAAAGAACTGCGCGCGGCCCGTTTTACGCTATTCAAATTGTGCTTGAGAACTGGGATACGGCTAATGCATTACCCATTCTTGCAGCATGTTGCGCGGCTGTGCCAACTGACGGTCACAATGGTGTCGGGTTAACCTGGACGCCGATTACCTTTTCCGGCGCCGCCGGCGGAACAATAGCAGTGGCCACAGGCTCAGGAAACGGAAAAATTCCCGGACTTATGCCTTCTGATACGATTCCGATAGCGGATACGGCCAGGACCGACAACCCTACCAGCAATCCACTAATTCAAGTGAGAATTCGGACCGGCGGGGGCGTGACGTGGTTTACGCTTAATACAAATGGCGTTGTGACAGGCACGGGAGCATTTAACGCAATCACAGGTCGCGCGGACAAAAACGCAAAAGCTGGCTCCGGAATCGATGGTACGACAGCGCCGGGCGGTGTAGCGATTGTGCCCACTGATGTCGATTTCTTTAACCCGCTTGCAAGTATCAAGTTTTATTACACGCAAGCGACAGTCGAAGTGCCACATTGCGGCGATTCGACGCTACAGGGCCAAGGCGGCACTAATTTTGTTTGTTGGCCGGAAATAGGCGCGTCATTGGCGTCTAATTCATCGATTTATTACGAAACGCCAAATCATTCAATCGCCAACCGCAACCAAACAGAGGCGTACAACTATGCGGTGGCAAATTTGTTCGGGCCGCTTAAAAGCAAGTATTTGTTATGGCAGGGTTGGAGCGTTAACAATCCGCGCACGACCGCCGGAATTACCGCATCAAAACGGCAAACCATTGAAATAATGCGACTATGTAATGCGAATGGAGTTATCCCTCTGCTAACAACAGATCCGATCAGGAAAGGGTTCACATCTGCAGATAGAGATTTAATAAATGCGCAGAATGGCTGGATCAAGAGTCTCGGCGCACCGGTATTTGACGTAGCTAGCTATATGCAAAACAACGCAGGGACAGAGCTTAAATCTGAGTTCAACTTGGACGATACGCACTGGAATGTAGCTGGTCAGCAATATCTTGGGGTTAATTACGCTGGTTTTTTAAGTGGGTTGAGATAATCATCCCGGGATATTCGCGTCAATATAGATTTAATTAAGTTAAGAAATTCCTGTGCTAGTACAGCATCTTTTCCGGTTATCTTGCTTGACCATCCCCGTTAAACTCGACACAACTCAATAAAGGCAGAACGCATCCAAAGCGAAAAGCCCGACAGGCCCACAAGGCTTGCCGGGCTTTCTTGCGTTAAAGACCATGAAAAAACAGCGCATTCTCAAATTATCGACAGGCTCGGACGGCGAGGCGATCCGCTTTTTAAGCCGCTGCAAAATCGATCTGGCCGAAGGCAAAACCACCAGCACGGTGACTGTCACCCGCACCGGCACGTTCAGCGATCCGCGCTACGGCCGCTTCGAGATCAGCCGCGACATGCTGCTAAGCATGGTCAAAAACTTCAAGTCCGGCGCCTACGGCCAGGACATCTTTATCGACGTGGCCCATAAGCCGGAGCACGGCGCCGCCGGCAAAGTGATCGGCCTCAGCGTCGAAGGCAACCGCCTGCGTGCCGAAGTGGAGTGGACGCCCTACGGCGTCGAAGCCATCAAAGATAAGGGCTATCAATACCTGTCCGCCGAATATTCCGAAAACTTCACCGATAACGAAGCCGGCCAACAGCACGGCCCAGTACTACTGGGCGCCGCGCTGACCGTGAGACCCGTTATTAAACACCTTGACCCCGTGCGACTTTCCGAGGCGTCAGAAACCGAGCATCCGTTGCTGTTGCATCCGGAGCTGATTACCCAACTTTCTCAGGAACTCACCATGAAATACAAAAGTTATCTGACTAGACTGGAGGCATCCTTGGGCGCTTTCAGGTTGTCACAGCCCGTTGTCGCACAATTACTTTACGCCTTCGAAAACAGCGCTAAGGCATTGGGTGAAGACGACGAAAAACTGACTGCACTGTTCAAAAGCTTCGATGAGGCAGGGAAACAGCTCTCTGAGCAGATTGGGTCTAACGTCGTCAACCTATCTATCAATACCACGGAATCCGGCGGCAAGCTGCTGTCCGAAGACGACGTGAAGCGCATGCTGGCCGAGGACCGCGAAAAACGCGAATCTGAAGCCAAAACCCTGGCAGAAAAGCAAACGGCCAACGTCAATCTGTTTACTAAATTGCTGACAGAATCCGACGCGTTGAAAGCCCTGGACGACAATACCAAAAAAACCCTGTCAGAAGCGGCCGAGCTGATTACCGCCGACATGACGCCCGAGCAAGTCACCAAGCTGGCCGAGCATCAAATCAAGCTAGGTAACGAGCGATCGGTCAACGTGCAACTCGCCAACCTGGGCTACCGTCCCGCCGGCGTGGTGCAAATTACCCAAACCGACCAACGCACCGCCAAAAGCCTGCAGGAAGCGATTAGCCTCGCCCTAAAACAAACCAGCAAATACGCGGCTGGCGAAATCAAACTGGCTGAAAAATTACCGCCATTTTGCGAAAAGGTGCTGTCCGAATTCGACCGCATGAATGCGCCGTATATTGCCGCCGAGTTAAAAACGCTGTCCGGCGGTAGCACCGGCATGGCAGATACCAGCTTTCCCATCGGTTTCCAGCGCACCGTGATTTACGAAGCGCTGTCCGATTTGCGAATTTTAGAGTTGGTGCAAACTTTGACGGACTTCGGCGCCCAGGCTACTACGTCTATCCCGTATGAGGTGCGCGATTCGTCCGCCGTGCTGAACGACGGCGTGGTGTACGAGGGCCAGGGCATACACCGGGCCAGCGTCAGCCAAGCGATGGATACCGCGTATATCCTGCCGATGAAATTAGCGTTTATCATTTCCAACGAGGTAATTCACTTTTCCCGGGCCAGCGGGATCAATTGGGACGCTTATGCCCGTAATGTAGCCAGCAACGCCCGTATCATGAAAGAGCTGTTGGTGCGCCGGATTAGTAACGCCCTGCAACGCGCCGCCGATAGCTATCAAGCTGCGACCATTACCGCCGAGGGAAGTGGAGAGCTTTCTCTGGAGAGTTATTCAGATGATGATCCGCAGGCGACCCTTGCGAATAGGTTTCCAGAGTTCAATGGAAAAGGCAAAGGCACATGGACGAATCTTGACGTTCCAAGTCGTATCGGAAAGGTAGGAGAACTTGCGGGGCTTCGCGCAGCTTCACGCCTTCTCGCAGCGGATTTTCTGATCTACAATCTTTCGTCAGAAATTATCCATGGCTCGCCCTTCGGAGTAAGTTACTTTTACTCAGCTTATCAGACGGGCGAAAAAAGTACCGACGGATTTATGGCCGCGACAGCATGTCAACTTGAGGAAATTTTGATCGGTGTGCTTCATGCTGGTTGCGGTTACCTTGCGGCGTTCTTCGGGCAGCAGGCTATGCAAGCGCCGTTGAAAGCAGAAGAAAAAATCTTCAATCGGCTCTTAGAGTTGAGCACCAAACCATCTGACGCATTCCCGCTAGCCTCACAACAATTAGCTGATGATGAGGGTACGTGACGAAATGCTGCCTAACCCATTATTCCACAATACCTATCGTGGCAAGTCACGCCAGTCTGGACGGCATACTCCACGTTGAATGGCTACTCAACGCCTATCCTCCGCTATTCACCCAACAAGCGCGGCAGTCAGCTCATGGCCGATAGCCACGCAAGCCGCGTCGACTATGTATTGCTCGATTGTGTTAAATTCCAGGAGAATTGATTAGTGCTCTGTATGATTTCCCTATCGAGTTAGGGTTCGGGCCTTGAAGCCTCGCGCTAATCGCATTGAGCTATTCGGGAAAGCCTTGTTGGCTCGGATTCAAAACAAAACGCGCTGCCGTCTGGCTTGGTAAGCCGGCGGGTAATACAAAAAGCTTTGCGTCGATAGCAAAAGACCTCGTGCGCGAACCTAATCCCGTTGCGCGCTAGGCGTTTCGCCGGACGGACTAGTCAATTTGCCTCGCCCGCAAGGTTTTTAGGTTTAATCGCCAGGCTCGGCAGGCTTGCGCGCAAGGGAAAAAAGATTGAAACGATAGCAAAAAGCCTCGCGCACTAGCTCAAACGGGTTGCGCACAAGGTGTTTTGCCTGACGGGCGAAGGAATTTGCCTCGCCCGCAAGGCTTTTAGGCTTAATCGCCAGGTTGGGCAAGCTTGCGCGCAAGTTAAAAAGCCTTGCGCGGATAGCAAAAAACCTTGTGCTTAAGCTTAAACGGTTTGCGTGCTACGCATTCTGCCTGGCGAGCGAAGGAATTTGCCTCGCCTGCCAGGGTTTTAGCTTAATACGCCAGGCTTGGCAGGGCCGCCCTCTGGCTAAAAGCCTTGCAACCGCAGCAAAACTGCGAGCTTAAACGCCTAGCGGACTTGTGACCAAACTCTATACACCATTGGTAGACACTGCTCGATGGAGTCGCCAACTGGTTGTGCTTCCTTTTCACCAAGCCGTGACGTTAAAGATCGTTCAGATGCGCGGACCATAGGCTGCTGCCGACAGCCGCAGAGAATTTTAATTAACGCGGCTTGGCACTCTGTTGACGCGGCTTACGAGAATTTGGCGAGCCTTTACCCGGCTCAGCTGGCCGGCCATGCCGAGGCCGTCTGGCCGGCTTGTTCGGCTGTGCCGCTTTCGGTTTCGGTTGCGGCTTGGTGTTCGTCACCGCCAATGACACGTTGGGATAGCCGGTATCGTCTACTCGCGGAATCTGCCTTTTCAACAATTTCTCGATGGCGGCCAACAAATACGCCTCTTCCGGATCGACCAGCGAAATCGCCTGACCTTCAGCGCCGGCACGGCCGGTACGCCCTATGCGATGCACATAATCTTCCGCTACCTGCGGCAAATCGAAATTCACCACATGCGGCAATTGGTCGATGTCCAGGCCGCGCGCAGCGATGTCGGTGGCAATTAGCGCGGTAATCGAGCCGTTTTTAAACTCCTCCAACGCCCGTACTCGCGCACCCTGGCTCTTGTCGCCGTGTAA